CTCGTGTCTCCCCTCATTCCTGAGAGGTTTCACGGAACTAGTGTTCGACCGTGGTACTGGTGTCCTTTTGGACAAGCCAGACGTGGAACCAATCTATGCTATCAGACAATTGACTTTGATCTGTAGCAAGATGTGGTTGCCCTGTACTCCTGAGAGGGAGCGCAAGGCTATGTCCGACTATGTCCAATGTGATAAGGAGGTCAACTATGCCGATTCCATTCTCCCAGATTCTGATCTTTCTGAATTTGGTCGTGTGGGTCGACTGTTGTTTAGTGACTTATTCTCTACTCTAGATCGCAAGATCTGGAATGAGGATATTGTTCCTAAACATGGTCCTGGTGCCGTTGCCGAGAAGCTTACCAGCAATGGTAAGTTTCGAAGCCGGTCATGGACCACCCGTTTAGAGGAGGTCTTCCATGTTGGAGACTTCCTTTATCCCTCTTACTCCTTTGTTAAAGGGGAGTATGAGGATGACGGTGTTGACTTCCTAGAACCCGATGCTGAGCTACCCAGTAGGGTTATCTCAGTACCTAAGACGCAAAAGACACCCCGCATTATCGCCATCGAGCCCTCTGCTATGCAGTTTGTACAGCAGGGGATACTCGAGGTTTTGATGCATAAGATTCATTCGAGTTTCTTGAATGAATTTATCGGAACTGAGTCTCAGGAGCCTAACCAGCTTCTGGCTCAGAAGGGATCCTTAACTGGATCTCTTGCCACACTTGATCTAAGTGAGGCGTCCGATAGAGTGTCTCTTAAGCTCGTTGAAGAGCTTCTTCGCAATCACCCGCTTTCTTTGAAAGCAGTGAAAGCGTGTCGTTCTCAACGGGCCTCTGTACCTGGACATGGGATAATTCCTTTGTCCAAGTTCGCGTCTATGGGTTCTGCTCTTTGCTTTCCTTTTGAGGCGATGGTATTTCTTACCATCATCTTCATTGGGATTGAGAAAGAGCAAGGACACCGGTTTACCAAGAAATCCGAACTTTTGGATTTTCTTGGTCGGGTGCGCGTCTATGGGGACGATCTCATTGTTCCCATAGATTACGTGCATACCGTCGTCGAT